GTGCTGGGGACCGTCTTGAAGACGTCGTGGGAAGCGTTCGAGGCGTCGTTGAACACGCCGGACCAGGAGAACGACAGGTCGGCGAGCAGCAGCAGCCGCTCCATCGCAGACTTGTCGATGCCGGTCGTGTCCTGCACGCCACGCGGGGTGCTGAAGTTGAACGTGGTGATGTCATTGCGGATGTCACGCAGAGTGCCACCACTATCATCGATGGACATGGATGTCCATGCCAATCCCGATTCCTTCGAAATGGGACTCACCTACCCTTTCTGTGCGAAACCGCACGGTTGACTGGCCGTCTCATCCGCGCTCCCGGGCGTCCCGCAGACGCGTCTGATGTTCTTGGAAGTCTTCGATCCAGAACTCAGGCTTGGTGTGCTTCACCGCAGGTGACTGCAACGGGTCCCCTCTCCAGTCACCGCCCAGCACCAGGAAGTTCTCCGGCCGCTCTAGCGACACCCGGTGTGTCGGCGCCTTGAAACACGGCTGCCCGGGCGGGAACTTGAACTGGATGAACCCACCGCCCACCCGCTCCTCGAAGAAGCGGCGGCCAGCACGGCGAATCACCGCCTCGTCCTGCGAACCAGCCGGGACCGTGGTGACCCAACCGAACTGATGAGGCTGGCAGTCGACCTCGGCACACGTCGCAAGCCGGAAGTGCGTGACCACCGGCGACCTGATCGCGTACGTCTTGTACGCCGCCGCTGGCAGGTTCGGCGTGATCCGATTCAGTGGCCTCATCAGAAGGCCGTCGCTGTCAGGTTGCGCATCACGGTCACGGAGAACACCAGCGACGTGAAGCCGGCTGAGGTGGTGGTGACAACCCGCAGGTACCGTTCGACCGACAGCACCGCCGACGTGGCGATCCGCTGCGATGTCGGGCCTGATGTGACCTGCGTGAAGCCGCCGCCGGTGACGTCGGCGTAGGCGTCGGCGCCGTTGTCCGACGACTCTTGGATCTTGATCGTGGCGTCAGTGCCGACGAACGAAGTCACGTGGAGGTACGCCTGCAAGCCGAAAGCGGACGAGGCGGTGAAGTCGACGGGGGTACCGTTCGTTGCCGCCGTGTCGGTGCGTTTGCCTGCGGTGAGTTGCCGACCCCATTCCAGCCCGTACGCGTTCGCGAGCGCCTGCACGGTGAAGGTGAAGGACCCGTCCGCGCCTCGGGTGCCGTCGTAGTTGAGCTGCTTGGCCACGCATGCCGCTGCCGGGTTGCCCAATGTGGTGCCCCGGCAGTAGGTGACGATCTGGTCGGTTCGGGGCAGCGTCGACAGCCGTGGGTGTGCCTGGCCGGTGGCGTCGTTGAAGAACGCCATGTATTCCAAGCCGCCGTCACGGATACCGCCGATGCGCTCGAACGCGCTTTTGTTGATCGCAGTTACGACCAGCGGCTTCGGTCCGCCGCCGATCTTCGACAGGCTGCCGACATCTCCACTGAGGTCGTAGCCCGCTACGAAACAGTTGTCCCCAAGTCCCGACTGTTTTGCCACGTCATCCTCCTAGCTGGCCTGCGTGAAGGCGTCATTGATGATCACTGGGACGGTGATGTTCATGATTCGCATGGTGATGTCGCCGAGCGCCTGCCAACCGGCCTTCGCGAGCAGGCGGTAACCCGACTCGCCGAGCAGGTCGATGTTGCGGACGTTGCCGCCGAGGTCGAAGTCACCGGAGTACGCCTCCATCAGCAGGTCCGTGGCGTTCGTCAAGGCCGGGTCGATCGCGTCCAGTGGCTGCTGGGCGGCCGGTGTGTACAGGCGCACGGCATAGACCGAGACCGCGGCCGTTCTTGCCAGACCCGACGCCTTGGCGTACGGCTGGATCTCACTGACCCACGTCCCACCAGTCAGTCCGTTGCCGAGGGCGGAGATCGGTTCGTGGCCGACGAACTGTTCGAACAAGCCCAACGCCTGGGCGTGCGACATGAGCGCGTCGATCGTTGCCTGCGTGTTGAGTGCCATCAGCCCATGGCTCCTATGTGCCGGGCGAGGACCTGCGTGCACACCTCGGGCGCTTTGCGCTGCAGTTCCTGCGTGACCTCGCGGAAGATGCCGTAGCCCTTGAACCGGGTGACCGGGTAGTTGCGCGATCCGGTCCCTTCCAGCCACGGCCCGTAGATGACCCCGTTGTCGTGGATGCGCGACAGTTCGCGGGTGACCTTCTGGGCTTCGACACGCGACTCGTAGTAGCCGGTCGGCTCTTTGAAGTCGCGGACGAACTTCACGCCCAACATGCCGCGGCCTTCCTTCGCCAACTCCCACACCGTCTCGGCAAGGGCGTTGGCAACGGCGGCCTGGGCGCGGCCGTCGAAGATGGGCCCGGACACGTTGACGTTGACCGTGTACGTGGTCATATCGATCGCATCCGAGCTTTGCGCCCGTACGCGTTCCACGCGTCCTGACGGATCTGCCTCAGCCCACGGCCCGACGTCTCGCGTTCGTTCTCCCCGGACCCGGTGGTGCGCGCGTACCCGGACGTGCGCTGGATCAGGGTGTTGAGGGCTTCGGCCAGGCACAGTTCGGAGACCAAGGCGGGCGGGACGTGCTTGACGATCGCGGTCGTGTCGGCGTGCGTCGCGGCGGTCGTGCCCAGTGCGCCACGGGTGACGGTGAGCCGGCGCGGGGCGTAGATGTCGGCGTTGGCCGAATGCGCGGCGAGGACGGATCCGTCCCACTGCCGTTTCACGGTCAGCACCGACCCGGCCACGTCCACGACGAGCATGCGTTCGGAGTCGATGAGGATGATCTCGTCTACGACGGGTGCGCTGGTGAGGATGGACAGGGTGATGGACACGTCGGCGTTGGATGCGGTGAGGCTGTCGGCGGCGTCGATGTTGACCGTGGTGTCCATCATGGTTTTGCCGGTGACGAGCATCCGCTCCGAATCAACCTTGATGATCTGGCCGACGCCGATCAGCGCCGAGTCGGTGACGTCCACAGCGGTTTCGGTGGTGTCCAACGCTTCGGCGAGCGCCCCAGCCGCTGCTTCGTCGGCGCTGTGTCCGAAGACGCCGGTGATGGCGATGCTGCGTTGATGGGTGTCGCCGCCACCCCATGAGGCGGTGCCGTCGAGGTCGATTTCGATGTGCGTGTAGGGCGGGCCGCTGTTCGCCGGTTCGAGGAAGTAGTCGGCGGCGGTGATGGTGTCGCCGCCGGAGGTGAGCGTGGTGATGCTGATGAGTTCGTCGGCGTCGAGCCACAACCGCCACGGGCGCGCGTACTGGTTGTTGGGCCAGTCTTTGTAGCGGGTCGCGACCTGGGGATAAAACTTGCGGTGCAGGAACCCTTCGATGCTGCGGGAGGCCGACTCGATGGCACGGTCGACCTGCCCGTTGCTGCGGGCGGTTTCCTTGATGTCGAGGGCCGACTTGACTTCTTCGCGGGTCACGTAGACCGGGGTCGTGATCACAGCAGGACCACGTTCGCCACGGCCGCCGCACTGGTGGAACCGGTGGCGGCGAACTCCAGCGTGACCGCGTTGCCCGCCGGGGCACGCACGATCACTGGAATCGTCGCCGAGTCGGTGATCGTGGATAGGGCGAGACCGGTGACAGACAGGCGATGCACGATCGTTCCGTCCGCCGGCGCGGCGTTCGCGCCGGAGACCGTGATGGTGGGTGTGCCGGTCTGTGCCGCCGCGACACTGACGGAGATCATCAGGTCTCCGCACCACACTTTCCCTGCGGGAATGGTGATGATGGTGCCGGCGGTGGTGCGGCTGTTGCAGAGGATGTCCGTCCTGCCGGGGTAGTGGATCAAGGCCGTTCACCCCAAACGAGCGAGATGTTCCAGATCTGATCGCTGTCACCGGCGGGCGTACTGATCGCAATTCCCTCGCCGGGGATCATGACGAAAGACGCTCCCGGCGGGGGACTGGCCGTCGATGACGACTGGCCTGACCCCACCGAGATGACGGGAGAAATCCCAATGAGCACAAGACCGACGGTGGTGACGGTCGGGTTTCCGGTTCGGACAATGCAGACAGGGTCGGAATCTGCGGTTATGAACCGGTTCACGGTCGATGCGGCGATGAGTGTTCCGCCACTGGCCGCACTGATCCGATAGGCGTTCAGCGAATTCGGCGAGGTTGCTGAAGACGTTGCGAAACAACTGACGAATAGATTTAAGGCTATGACTGTTTTGCTGCTGCCGACCGGGTTGAACACGGACAGGAAATTGTTGCCCGCAGCCACACCCGGCGTGTCCACCAGGGCATGGAAGTAGGCCCTCATGTACGGGTCGGGCGACTGCACCATCCTTGACATCAGGCCTACCTCCTTTCAGCTTTCGGTGCTCTGAGGGAACGTCAACGGGTCAGATGCGGAAGTCGTCGTCGGTGCGTCCGCAGAATCGGCAGTGGAGACCACCTCGGGGTCCTGCTTCGAGGGGTTCGCCGTCGTACGGGCACGCGGTCGGCTTGGCGCTTTCGTAGGCGCGCGCTTCGTCGGCTGCTTCTTTGGCAATGTCGAGGAGCTGCTGCCAGCTGATGGCGGTTCGCCTCCCTCTACCTCGGTGGTGAATTCGCGCATGACGCCGTCTGCGGGCACCTCGATGCCCTCCACCGGCTCGCCTGGGCCGGTGAGCCACTGGCCGAGGCGCTCCAGGTCGGCGGTACTGATCGGCTCAGGAACCTGCTCGCAGACCAGGGGGGGCCAATCAGCACTGACGGTTCCGCCGACGGCGAGCTCACCGCCGGGCAGTTCCGGCCCATGCTCGCCTTCGACGGGGGATACGGATGTGTCCGCACCTGCGGGCCTGCCGCAGGTTGGGCACGACGCGCCATCAACGATCTGGGTCGGCAAGGTCGTCGGCCCCGCCGCAGGCTCAGGCTTGGACTCCTCGCGTGCGGCGGCGAGCACGGCGCCGAACGATCGGCGTGACGGTGGCGGCGGATCGCCCGCGTACGACGGTCCGCCGTGTCGGGTGTTTTTCGGGCTCACGTCACACCTCCTTCGCTGGTTCGGCGGGTACTGCCATGTCGGGCACGGTCAGCGTCGGGTCGCCCTTGCTGCCCTGCTCCACGGCTTTCTTGCCGCCGCAGTGCGGGCATGCCGGTGCGCCGACCGTGTATGCGGTCGTGCACTTCAGACAGATCAGCAAAGCCATGCGAACCCTTCCTAGAAGTAGGTGACGATCAGGGCGACACCATCGGCGCCGGCACCGCCGGCACCGGAGTTGTTGCCGTTCAA